TTGCGATGCCGACATGGTAATGCCGGTGCGAATGCTGCCAAAGTTGATACCGGCGGAAATTGGGTCGATCATGGCCGCACGAATCAGGTTATAGCCGGATTCGTTGTACGGAATCGACTTGACGCTTGTCAGCAGGGACAGCAACGCCAATTGCAATTGCGAGTTCAAATAAACTTGGTCCACGAAGTTGTCAACCCATTTCCACTTGCCCGACATTTGACCGTTGTACAAGAAATTGAACTGGTCATTTGCCGTTGCATAGGAACCGTAGAAGCTGTAACCGTTCGCCAGCAGGTTGGCGGCGGTTTGCTGGTCGGTGACGGTCGGAACGAAGCCACTTTGCGCCTTGAAGGCGGCCGTAATGCGACCATTCAGGCGGCTAAAGTCAATCGACGCCACGGAGCCCAGCACGAACGCGGCCAGTTCCTTGGTGTTGTAGACCGGGACCACGCCGTCATAACCCAGCGACTTGGCAACCGCACCAAAGCAAGTTGTCGAACCGTTGACGATGGCTTGCGCGTCGGTGTCCCAGCAAACGTACATGTAACGCTGATTTTGGGCATTCGTCCACACGGCAAAGGCTTCTTTGTCCGCAAGCAACGGTTCCCACATGGTCATAAAGTCGACCCAATTTTGCGTTGCCGCCTTGACCGCATCCATAGCCGTGGCCGGGGTGTCGGCAATGTCGCCTTGGGACAGAATGGCGCCGGTTGCGCTGGTGAACATCAGGCCAGCGGACAGGGTGCCCGTGGCGTAAGTGATAGTCGACGCGGCGCCGGTCGTGGAACTGGTCAGGCTGAAAGTGCTATTGACCGCATTCCACGAACAAGTCGGCTTGCCCGCACCAGTAAAGCCGGCGGTGATTTTGGTCGCCGCGTCGCTGAAACTGGTCGCCGTTGCCAGGCTGATACTGGAAGACGTGAATGCCACACCGTCCACGGTCAGGGTCAGGACGCCGGACAGGGCTTGCAGTTGTGTCAGCGTCATGCCGGCCAGGGAACCGGATTGCAGCCACGCGGCGCGGTCGGCGGCGACGTAGGGCGCAAAGTACAGCGTGCCCGGCTTGATGGTGGAATTGTCAAAACCCAAAAAGTAAATTTGGGCAATGGCATATTCGGCGGACGAAGCGCCGAAAAAAGCCTTGACCGCGTCGGCGCTGGCGAACGAACGCACGGCCATTGTCGGAAGCAAAAGGCTTTGGGAGAGAATGACGCCGTTAAGAGCCAGCGGATTACCGCCGGAACCAACGACGCCGGGGTTGACGACAACAATGTCACTGGCCGGGATAGTCATTTGTTCACCTCGTTAAATAAGTGGTAATCCGCAATCACGGTGCCACAACGTCCGCCGGCAATACCTTGTTTGGAACAAGTACGTCGGCAAAGTCTTGGGGGACCGTAACAATTGGATTGTATTGCAAAGATGCCGTCAACGTCCATCGGCTTTCATACTGCTGTTCCCCCGTGGTTAGCGGGGATTGAATGCCGTCGGACGTGTACAGCGGCTTAATGTTCGCCGGGAAATGCGCGAAGCCCCAATGCGAACGGAAGGCGGTTTTTACGGTCTTGCAAAACTCGCCCGCTTGCGCTCCGTAAAAGTCAATTTGAACGTCGATGCGGGTAGGGCCTGCAACCGTGGCCGTTCCGTCGTCCGGCTGGTAATCCGTGGCCGGCACGCTCAAGTCAACTTGCAGCATTTCAGTAAGCACGCAACACGGGTTAGACGGAAGCGCCACGCGGTTGACCTGTGCCCGCACGATTTGACCGCCAGGCACGAAGGGCGCCAGGAAGGCGGCTAGGGCTTCGATTACTTGGTCGACGGATATGCTGGCGGTGTACATTATTGCCCCTTGTGTGCCAAGCGCCTAGCTTCCGACCACGGCTTGCCCTTGCCTTGTCCCTTTTTCGCGGCCGACATATTTGCTTTATATTCTTCCGAACGGGACGGTTTCTTTTTCCCTTTCAGGGCCGCCGATATTTTAGCTTTAGTCTCATCGGGAATGCTCTTACCTTTTTGGGCGGCGGCCTGTTTTGCTCGGTATTCATCAGAACGCGGCGGACGCTTCATACCTTTATGACTCGCTGAATTTTTGGCTTTGCTTTCGTCCTTCTGACGCCAGCCTTCCGGTACGCGTCGAGAATCGCCGCCGTCGGTCATGTTGTACCCGTGCCCGGATACAGTGGAAGTGCCAAAAAATTTAATGTAGTGCTTTTCCAAATCGTCCAACAAAAGACGGTCGCATGTTGCAATTTCAATAACGCTAAAATTTTCGACACCATGCTTTCGCATTGCCCGATATAGCGCACCATCAATGCCACGCTTCGCGTTCTCCAAATGCTTTTTGTATCGTGCGACGACCGTCAACTTTGTTTGACCGACATAGCCTTTGCCGTTGATGATGTTGCGAATCAAATAAATTTGCCCGCTCATTGTCAAGACCCTTGAAGGCAAATAGCCGCTTTGGTCCAATCGGGCCAGGATTCCAGCACCTTGACCACAAGCCAAGTTTGCGCCCCGCTGTTGCGCTTGACAAGGTCGCCGCCCGTGCCGTCCGGGCGAATGACGCCGGCCAGCGTGCCACGCAAATAAATGGCCCGGATGGTGCCTTGAATGTTCAAGCCGTCAAGCTGCTTTATGTCGTTGGCGTCCAAGGCTTGCACCTGGCCGGGGCCGTCGACCGGGGCCGCGTAGCTCGGCACTTGCTTTGCGCCGGCCCCGATGGTGTAGCCCGTCGACCGCAATACGGTAACGGTTTCGTTCGGGTTGACGGTGGTGGTCACACCATTGGCGAGGCCGCGCAAGTCCATGGTCAACTTCCCTTTGCAACTTTAGTGAACGCGCCACCATTGACGCTATATGCTGGCGCCCGCATCATCGTGCCGGTCCAGTTCAACGGCTTGGCTTGCGTGCCCGATGCGCCGGTTTCGCCCGCCTTAACTCTTGCTGCGGCTTCTCCGACCATTCGTCCGGTTATTAATTCAGGTTTATTTCCGACCATTGAGCGAAGCATCAAAGTAATTGGTGATAGTGCTGGACTATTGACGTCGATGATTGATTGCCGCAACGCTCCCGCAATATCTTCTCCCAACCAAGCCAGAACTTTAGGGCCGTCATAGTCGAACCTTTTCGCCCATGCTGCCATTTTCGGTGCCCAAGTGGCCGACTCCTTGGCGATCATTGGGCGGAAGAAGGGGCGCGGGGGGATAGTGGAAGTGCCAAATTCATTCCAAAAAGCGGCGGCGGCAACCGGAGTGCCGTCCGAATACATGTCGCCCGCAGGAAAGCCGACCGCAACGTTCCCGCCGCCCATCTTGCGGGCGATATCTTCCAGGGTCTTCATGACCCCGTCGGCGCCGCTGAGAGTGTGGTCGGCCATGTCAATACCTCGTTGGCTGTGCCAGGTAGCGGAAGCCGCGCAAGCTGCTTGTCGCTTGCCAGAAGGCGGCCCCGTACTGCGATTGCTGGAACCATTGCGCGGAGCCCGGGGGCGGCCCTTCAAACGCGGCCGACACACTACCTTCCCCGGCCTGGGAAAGGCGCCCCACGGGCCGGGGCATGCCGTCCGCGGCCAGCTTCCCGCCAATGAAGGCGATATGCGCGGTCAGCATGTTAAGAAGGGTAGCCCGGCGGGTCAGGTTTTGAACCGGGCTATTGTCCGAATTGGACAAGTAAAGGCCCGCTTCGTCAAAGCAGGCGGCCAACGTGGGGTCGGCTACGGCTGCAAATTCAGGATAGCGGGCCTTGAAGGCCGCCGGGTCGAAGACAACGGCGGTCATGGCGCTTAATCCTTATCGGCAGGCTTGACGCCGTGCGACTTCGGGTCCATGGCTTCAAAGCCAGTTTTGCGGTCGGCGTTTTCACGCGCAACGGCCACGATATCCGCGGCGCTCTTGGCGACGAAGATGGCGCCGGATTTGACCGCGGGGAATTCTTTATTCACGGCCGCCCATTGCTCCCAAAAGTCCGCGTCGACTTCCGTGCTGGCGTAATCCGCGCCCACAATCAGGGCCTTATTCTTGCCCTTGAGTTCGACCGTTTTGGTCGGGTCCATGGGGTGTTCGATGGTGATACCGTGGGGCAGTTTGCAACCCACTACGACGATTTTTGCCATTTTCAAACTCTCCTAGTTTGGTGAAAATCCCGGGAGCCGAAGCCCCCGGGTTGTTGCGTCGCTGGCTTAGATGCCCAGCATTTGGGCAATCAGGAACGGGCGGAAAATGACCGTACCCCAAGTGCCTTGCGACTTCTTCTGCTTGAAGCTGGAAGACTGCACGACGATGGGGTGCGCCCGCATCTTTTCGGTAAAGCCGCAAGAGGCGGTGCGCTGCCCTTCCATGTCTTCGACAATCAGTTGGGCCAGTTCGCCCGACACGGTCGAATATTCCGGCGCGGTCTTGATGGTCAAGTTCGGGAAGTTCTTTTTCAGAATGTCCGCGACGTTGACGTTAAAGTCCGTGGTCTTGGTCAGATACACTTCCGAGATTGGCGAAAGCGCCAAAGTCATCTTGGTATCCAGTTCGACCAGGCCGTTGGCTTGGGTTTGAAGCTGCTTGTACAGCTTTTGCACGTCGGCGTTAATTTCTTGCGCCGTGGCATTCGCCCAACTGGTGCCGCCGGCCGTCTTGGTGGTCGGGCTGATAGCGGCGGACAGGCTGGGGTCGTTCAGCAAGCCATAGTTTTGCAGGCCCGAAACGCCGAAAAAGTACGTTTTGTTTTGGTACTTGTTCAGGGTCAGAGCGGACGCGATGTTGACGCGGTTGGCCCAATCAATACGGGCCAGGCCGGCGCGTTCCAGTTCGCGTTCACCCCATTGGGTCATGACTTGGTAATGGAACGACTGGCGTTGCGGGAAGTTGGAGTTCACCCCGGCGTTACCGCTTTCGCTGTAGTCGCCATAGGCGGACGTAACGCCCGTGGATTCCACGACCGGGAACATCGCCGTTTCGGTGGTCCAATCGCCCTTTTTCGTTTCATCGCCCACGATTTCGGCCGCCTTC